ATAATGAACCAACAACAGATAGGCCGTGCAGGTGAACACCTCACGGCTTCGTATCTGTGTCGTTACTTCGATGATGTTTTTACCGCTTCCGAATCTTCTCGCTTTGATTTCTTAGCTGTTAAGGACGGTTGCAATTATAAAATCCAAGTCAAAACCACTAACTCACCCTTTATTAAAAACAACAACGACTGGTTGCGTTGGGATATTAAAAAGAAGATATCTAACAAAGACAATGAGTACCGTGTCTATGGTGAAGATGAGGTTGATATCTTTGCGTTCGTGTGTTTGTTTTTAGATAAAGTAGTTTTTGTCCCTAACAAAAATGTTGGTAAGACTTATCAAAAAAAGGTGGGGTTTATTAGCGAGATACAGACCTTAGAAACTTTAGTTTCCTCAGCCCAAGTGGTTAGAGATCTTAAGTTATAAAGAATCTACGTCTAACTGCACTTTTTGGTTATTTGAATGTATTAATAGTTTTAATGCGTATTCAGCAATATTTTGATGGCATTTACTATTTGCTTTAGCAAATACCTTTAAATCGTTAAGAAGGTCCCTATCTATATACAGAGCCTTCTTACCGTTCCTTTCGTTGAATATCGGATCATCAAAACTAAATAAACCGTTTTCTACCATATTAATTTTTCTTTGCTTTTCCTAATGGTTTACCATTGGAATCGCATGAATAGACCTTTTCTAACTCTAAATCTATGTAATGTTTGGCTTTAAGCAAATCTTCAACAGGATCAAACTTCTTCCTTGTGACCAACTTAATAACATTACCAATACTCCAACTTAGACTGTTAGCATAAATATAATCGACTGGTGAGATTGCCAGGTCTTTGTAGTGATCGCCACCGACTTGTTGGTTAGATGCCAGACTATCAATCTGTTTGTCCCATTCGGCATCGGACATATAATCTTCTGGTTTAATCTTATCAATACTCATATCATTCCCTTTTTTTATAAAAAACTACCATTATTGGTAATTTATGTATATTATAGTGTAATAATTATTAAAAAGGGAATCAAATGCACAACAAAAACTTTGATATCAACAACACCATTGACACGGCTGGTTTAGCCAAGCGTTGGGGTGTAACAAGAAAAACAATCGACAACAGAAGGTATAGAGGTCAAGGACCTAACTATTTCAAAATTAACGGCAAGGTGTTGTATGACCTTGACGATATAAAAAGAATAGAAGAAGAATCATATATTTCTGTTAATGGCACACGCACTATATAGTCCATCATCTGCGGACCGATGGTTTAACTGTCCAGCGTCACCGAGTATGTCGGCTGATGTCCCATATACGGTGAGCCTAGCAGCTGCTGAAGGGACACTACTGCACCAGATCTCTGAGATGCAACTCAAAGACAGAATGGAAAACGCCATGTTAGAAACTTACTGGTTAAATAGAACCGAAGTCATTGAAGATTTTGAAATTGAAATAAATCAAGATATGATTGATTGTGCTAAAGCTTATGTTGATTATGTCAATGACACAACAGAGCGGTTGGATGGGAAATTGTTAATAGAAGAAAAAGTAAGTCTGGAAGAGATCAGCGACAAGTGCTGGGGTACGGCTGATGCTATTGTCTTGGGCGATAATAAAATCGCAGTCATTGATTTCAAATCTGGTAAATGGCCAGTTACTGCTGAACACAACAAACAACTATCAATTTATGGTTTGGGCGCTCTCGCTCGTTATGGCGATGAGGATACCGAACTAGAACTAACAATCGTGCAACCTCGTGCCAAGGATAACGCTGGCCCAATTCGTTCGTGGACGGTGCAAGCGCAAGACTTGGTCGTGTGGGGGTACGGTGAACTCAAAACAGCTACTGATGCTTGTGATGAGGAGAACCCTAGGTTTAACCCTGGGGATTGGTGTCGCTTTTGTCCTGCTCGTGATAAATGTGATGTATATAAACTTAACCAAGAGGTGAAATAATGAGCGAAGAAAATAATAAACTCTTTACGCTAACCAACGAAAGTGGTGATGCGAGAGATGTTTTTCCAAACGACTTGGACGATAACACTCGTCCATTAGCAAACGAAGTTAGCATGGCTATGCAATTACAAAATGCTAGACAAGCTAAATACAATGAAGCACTTGTTGAAGTGAGAACCAATGAAATAATTAATGCTTTTATTTCTGAACGTGCGTCTGCCTTAGAGAAAGCCTTACCACCTGTGGTCAAGGTCGCAACTAAATCAGGTGAGGTTAAAAAAGATAAGAGTTAATTATGTCGTTAAAGGGTATCTTAAAAAAGGCCAAACAAAGACCACCAGTTATCCTGGTGCATGGTGGGCCTGCGGTCGGTAAGACAACACTAGGTTCGCAATTTCCGAAACCTATTATTGTTACTACCGAATATGGAATGGGTAAGATTAAGTGCGACCACTTTCCTGTGGCCAAAACTTTTGATGAGTTCATGGACAATATGAAACAAGTCAGAGATGGTGAGCATGAGTACAAAACACTCGTGGTTGACAGCGTTGACTGGTTACAAACCTTGATCCATGAAAAATATTGTGAAGTTGAAAATTGCAAAAGCGTTGAAAGTCGTGGTTTTGGGAAGGGCTATATCGAGTGCTTAGAATATTGGCGACAATACTTAGACATTCTTGATGCTTGTCGTGATCGTGGGATGATTATCTTCCAGATTGCTCATAGTGAAATTAAAAAGGTTGAAGATCCAAGAGTAGATTCTTGGGACAGATACGTGATTAAGTTACACCGTAGAGCAAGCGATCTTTTACAAGAACATTGCGATATTATATTCTTTGCTGCGTTTAAGCTTGGTCAAGTCAAGCGTCAAGGTAAAGGTGGTGGACTAACCAATAAAACCATTAAAGGTGAAAGATGTTTGTACGCTATCGATAATCCTGCGTATTTGGCAAAGAATAGGTATAACCTTCCAGAAGAACTACCGTTCGACTGGGAAGTAATTAGAGAAGAAATAATCAAGGAGTAATATGGATTTAAGTAATTATGAAATCTCTTCCGCTTCTAATGAAGAAGCAATTAAACCTGGACGTTATACATTGGAGTATGTCTCTGATGAAATGGTCGAGGGTGGGACTAATGGCTGGAAAGCACTTAAAGCTACTTTCAGAGTAAAAGCTGAAGGTAGTTATTTTGTGACGACCACTTTTGCTTTAGAGCATAACAATCCCAAAGTAGTAGAAATTGGTCTTGAAAAACTGGCTAAACTAGCTAGAGCTTGTGGGTTGGATAATCTTAAAAACTCAGATGAACTTGTCGGGAAACTGGTAAGTGCAGAAGTTGTGTTAAACGATAATGGCTACCCAGAAGTTAAAGATGACTATGGTAAGACTTACCAGCCAGTTCAAGAAGCAGCGCCTAAGAAGGTCGAAGCTAATACGTCTGAATCTGATGAGGACGAGGACACTAGCGATATCCCATTTTAGATGTTGCGACAAGATTACCCTAGCTTGTGTGGTATTTGTGCTGCACCAGCTAAGGGTTATCTAGTCAAACGGGACAATCTGTATTTCGGAGCTTGCTCAATGGCACATCAAAAGAAACTAACTCAAGGTGAGAAACTTAAGAACGTTGCTCAACTAACTGAGAAGGGTCTTGATTATGCCGTGGCGCAAACAAAAGAGGTGTATGTGAAATACGGAAAGAAGAATAAGAAATTCATATTGCATGAATGGAACAGCGAGGACAGACGAGATCTCTTTAGACAGTTAGTACGGGAGTATCTCAACTACGCCAATAAACAAGCAGAGGATGGTGTAAACATTGGAACTGACAAAATACATAGGGACTAAAGGTTTAGTATTACAAACCGAAACTCAACCAACACAAACTGATCTTTTAACCGAGATGCAAAACTTTGGTCTCAAGGTGTCTTACCTTGATACTTCTGGTACGCTCGTTCGTGTACCAGTCACCGCAACCTCTGGTATGCGACCAGACAAGTCAAATGAAAAATCTGGGTGGTATTGCATCAATGAAGTGGGCGGTCATACTTTTGCCAACTTTGGTAACTGGCGCAATGGTTCAGAACAGAAGTGGTCAAGTACGACCAACGCCAAATTATCACAACAAGAACGTGAGGATTTAGCCAAACGTGTGGCTGAAGCACGCAAATTAGCAGAAATACAACAAAAAGAACGACAAAATGAGGTAGCTGTCGATTGTGCGAACAGATTCGCTTCCTATCAAAAAGTTACAGAACACCAATACCTTACGTCCAAAAACATTAAAAACTTCGGTCTGAGGGCAAATAAGGAAGCCTTAGTTGTGCCAATTTACAACATTTCTGGTGAAATCAGATCCTTGCAATACATTCAACCAAATTCTGACAAAAGATTCGTCAGTGGTGGCCAAATCAAGGGCAATCTATTTTTATTAGGCACAGATTTTAGTGAACTCAACAAATTAGAAACTTTAATTGTGTGTGAAGGTTACGCCACCGCAGCATCTATTTATATGGCAACCAAATTACCAGTTGCTTGTGTGTTCTCAGCCAACTTTGGTTATGACGCTGTGCAGAACATTAGAACCAAGACCGACTGTAAAATTATCTTAGCTTTCGACAACGACAAATCTGGGTTGGGTGAGAGCAAAGCTCAAGAGATTGCCAGTTCGTTTTATAACGTTCTCGTTCGTGTGCCTTCTATTCCTGGTGGTGACTATAACGATTTACACAACGCTTACAACTTAGAGAAAGTCAGACTGGAATTATTGGATCATGGTTTTGGGATTACCAAATACTCCATTAAGAATTATGTTGACGCACCACCAGAACGAGTTTGGTTAGTTGACCGCATGATTGAAACATCTAAACCCTCATTGCTCGCATCTATTGGTGGTGTCGGTAAATCTATGTTGAGTTTGAAACTAGGCTTGGCCGTTTGTGGTGCTGGTAATGGTCAGTTTTTAGAGAAAGATATTAAGAAATTCGGTAATGTTGTGGTCATATCTGCCGAAGATGATCAAGAAGAAGTGCATAGAAGGATTGACGCTTTAGATCCCAAAGGCAAAAGATTTAAGTCTATGTACGATATGTTTACCTTTACTGTCCCAGATTACGGGCAACCAGTCACATTATTAAAAGACGATCAAAGTGGGTTGGGACTAACACCCGCAGCGCATGAATTGATGGAAGAGTTGCGCTCCATTGATAACTTAGCGCTCGTGGTGATTGATCCAATCCAGTCTTTTGTGGGAGCTTCTATTACCACCTCGCAAGAAGCAGCGCAGTTGTATTGTCAGTTTTGCTCTGCTATCTCCTCGCAATTAGGAGCTTCCACTCTCTCGATTCACCATATGACCAAAACCATGTTGACCGATACCGATGATCCGATGGCAGCCAGAGGTGCGATTCGTGGTGCGTCTGCTTTAACTGATGGTCATAGAATGGCGATGGCTATTTGGTTAGCTAGTGAGGGTGATGTGGAGAGTATCTGTGCTGAGGAAGGTTTGGAATACGATAGAACTCGGGTCGTTCGTGCTGGCGTGGTGAAATCTAACGCCCAAGCAGACACTAGGGTTATGACCTTAATTAGACGTGACGTAGCCTTAGAGGTTTACAACAAGGGAGATATTGACTGGACATGATCATCTACACCGAAGCGAACTTAGACTTA